TTTCACCATTTGTCACAAGTGGGCTTTTAGGTGTGGTATGTCCATGTTAATGGATGTATCATGTGGTCTTATTGTTAAGTAGAGAATTTTTGAATATTTCTAACTGTACTAATAGGCAAGCCAATTGACATCCCAATTTAATTGGCATCCTGTTTTAGATTATAAAGGATTCTTTACGTAACAACCACCAACAAATTCTAGGAATTGGACTCGACCTAGTCTTATTAGTTTACGATTTCTATTTTGTTTGTGATTATGATGTATACTTACGGCCACTGTCCGTTTCGGAGATGGGAAAGAGTTGGTTAGCCCAACCTCGTAAAGTTAGTTTGGTTAGGTCCAAACTTGAGCTGGTAACAGCACAGCGCCTTAAGCTAGGACTATGCGAGCGGATAATACAATGGGTCTGATTATGAATGAATAAAATGGAAATTGTAAATAGAGTAGATGTGTTTATTGGTATCCCAAGCAACGCGCTCACAACCAGTAATCAGTATGCCAGCCCAAAAGGCCGTGTACTAAAGCGGAAGTACCGAAACATGCGTGCGGGGCATTCGAGGTCTTCTCTGCCACCATCATTGGCTAGAGCCTGCCAGAAGGTTATGATGTATTCGCCACGGCTTTAATAGAGCCGGCCACGAAGAAAAATTGGAAAGTTTTAGGTGTTGAACGGCCTTAACTTTGCCTACTGGGAGATCCCCGGTATGATTTACAAGCGATTCAAGCAACTTTTATTTTGGAGAAGGTAATCTCGTTAAACTTTCCGGAGAAGGCAATCCCCTTAACAATTCCATCAGTTTTCCAGTCTGTTATCAAAACTGGATCGAACCATTTTCGTTTTCCTTGAGCGATTGTGTTCGTGAACAATCAGGGGTTTTCAAGAAACGCAGGGTTCTTGATGGGTCGTTAAACCCAGGAAAATTTAACAGTCTTCAAACATGTCACACTATCGCATCATCATTGAATGGGAACAATGGTGAATGGACGAACGGTGATGATATGGGAGGCAAGAAATTAAAAATTCAGATGTCGCAGAAAAACGCTAATTTGAAAGAAATCCAAAGACGTGCCAAGCAATCCGCAAAAGATAAACTTCTTTCAGGTAAAGGCGCCTATTTCGCGGATTCTATGACGCCGATTAACATGTCCGGCTCAGGATCTTACAGCTTAAGTAAAGTTGGAGGCTCAGTTGGTAAAATGTTAGGCGGCAAGTCCGGTAAGAAAATAGGAGCTGGTCTTGGCGCGGTTGGAGATCTTTTGACAGGTCGTGGAAACTACGTCACTAATAACACATTTTCGAGTAATGGTACAAAATCTGGTTTCGGAGAATTTTTGACTGATACAGCGGGCAACATAACAGGCTATGCCTTCCGCGAGTTTTTGGGGTATGCTTTCGCCCCAACCGTGGCTGGTGCCTTTCAGACTACTTCTTTTAGTGTAAATCCAGGTCTATCAGATACTTTTCCTTTTCTCTCAGCTATAGCGACCAATTATACTAGTTATAGCTTTGAACAATTGGTTTTCTCGTTTGAGTCATTATCAGGTATGGCAACAACTGGCGCAGTCGGTAACGTTGTTCTTTGCCCTGATTATAATTCATCTGCTGACCCACCAATTAACGAAGAGGATGCTGAAATGAGACCTAATGCTGTTTCTGGTGTGTTGATCAGTAACTTAGTTTGCGGCATCGAATGCGATCCTCGAAAATTGGGTCGTTTTCCAGGCTTATTTGTCAGGGCAGGTGCTTTACAAGCAAATCAGGATATTAAAACTTTTGACCATTGTAAATTTTACGTGTCAGTGTACGGTGTTAACAATACTGTTTACCCAACTGGTTCTAAAATAGGAAAAGTTTATGCTTACTACAAAGTTAATCTTATCAATCCTAAGATTTATGATACTTTGGGGTTTGCCAATCCTGTGGACCAATTCGTTTCCGGAGGAACTTTATCTAACGCTATACCACTTGGTACGTTGTGTTATAGAGGCTCTAAAAACGTTATTGGCGGTCTTGTTAGTCGCACTGGTACCAGCGTTTACACGTTTCCTGACAACTATGCCGGCGTGGCTTTGGTGATGTTTGTTTATTACGGTTCAGGTTTATCCGGAGCGAACTCTTTGGTTGCTTCAGGTCAATTGACCGCTTATAATGCGTTGTGTAGTAATGACGCGTTACAAACATTCACCCATGCTGTGACCACATCTGCGGGTGGTGAGTTGGTTGCCGTAGGGTTTTGGACTGTGGCAAGGGCTAACACGTCTGGTGAAAACAAAATCACTGTAAGTTTAGGTGGTTCTACCACTAAGAACGGAGGTAATTTGTTCGTTCTTACATTCAATCCTTTGAATGGTAAACCAGACTTGTCACGCTTCTATGTCGCGTCTAATGTCTCATCCTCCTGAGGGGGGTCCCACCCGTGGGGGTGGGCATTCATCTTCCAAATTGATGTAGCCTATTGTTTGGAATTAATACGAATGTCTTTGACAGGGCTCTCGGTTATTAGTGAAGCGACACCGAGTATTTTAAGACTTCATCCCCTTCTCATCCGGGGTTTTGGTGGGACCGGTAAGAAAGGTAAGAGCATGATTACCAAGTCGGTAATTAATAAGGGTTGTGGGTCACGGTCTAAGCAGAGGATCACACCCACGGCGCCTGAAGGGGTCAATCATGAGGAAATGCGGCAGATTGCTGAAAAGATTAACGTCGAGCAACAAGTTGTTGAAGTCGATCAGGTACAATTGACTTTAGATGAATTGATTGGTAGATTGGTCGTTGATCGAAATCTTAGGATTGGGGATGCTGAACCTGAACCGGTAATTAATAAAGATGGAGAAGAGAAAGAAGACGTAGTTGTTCGTGAAACTGACAATTTGCGGCCTGGTCTGGTCGATGCAGCTATTCAGATTGAAAAACAATTTGAAAATGTGGACACTCAAGTTGAAACTGGAGATGCATCTGATGATCCGTCCGTGATTGAAAGAGAACGGGAAAGACAGATTGTTGAGAGGTATATGCGGGAGGCCAACTTCAAACGATACATGGATAGTTTCAGAGGTGTGTGGAATTATAAACCCTGTGACGTTAAGCGTAAGACAACCCAGGTGATTGAACATGATGTGGTTCCCCTGAGGTTCTTCCTTGAAGTTGATCTTGATGGGGCGCCTTTCTGTGGTTACGTTGCCATAGATGACGCCGTTGGCAAGCCTGTTAAGTATGACAATTACGTCCGAATGCACCATAATGACTTGGATTCGTTGGTTTTAAGTGGCACTGCTATGCATGTTGGTAATTATTGCATGCTCCGTGGTTACAACTTGAATATTTGGAAGAAAGAGAAGGAAACGTATGAGAAAATTTATAACACGGTCGTGAATCGTTCCAACCGCGTTGTGAATATATGCTTCGGTTTAAGTGAAGGTGGTTCTGGCCATTACACACTCTTGTTGCCAAATTTCGTAGAATCTGAGAACTGTACTTTTAGGATGGAGGTTAGTGGGGAGCCGGTGTTTAGTTTCTATCAAAAATTAGTCCGAGTTAAGTCTGGGGAACGGGTTTTGAACAACGATTATAATGAAGTCAGACACTACACAAACAGAAGAGACGAGAGACTGATGGAAGACACCTTGCGAAAATATCTAGTAACAACCGAACACCGATTTTTTGGTTGTAGTTTTAATACTTTCTTAAGGCGTTCCTTGGTGGCAATGGCTTGTCTACTAACTATTATTTCTTTTACATGTGGTGGGATCTCAGCGTTTATTAACGTTGCGATCTCTTCACTATACTTTTGTTTCTACATTTATTGGAGATTTTGGCTGAAACCCTTTATTCAAGAAGAGTTATTGATTTCCGAAAATGTTGCTAACAAGGTGTTAGAAGAAATGATTACATCCAAAGAGATTGGTGTCGATCCGGAAAAAGCCTTATTATCTGTCGTTCAAACCCGAATGTTGAACCGTCGGGCTGATTTAGTTATGGTTCCCGGAGATACTGCTAAGTTATGTAAGATTCTGATAGAGAACGGCATAAACAGTGGTAGTTTCCTTAAAGGAATTCGTACTGAAGGAATGACAGCGTATAATGTTAATCCGAGTGATATAGTAGTTAAACAAGACGATTTGATCAATGTGGCTTTAAATCAGGTTGGTGGTTTGGGATCTTTGACCAAAGATCCCCTTTTTAATTCCGTTAATTCGGTGTTGTTAGCAAGACCGAGCGGAACGAAAAGTAAACCTGTGGCCATTTCCCCGATAGGCCTTCCCATAACGAATAACGGTCCCTTGGGTCCTGGTTTGTTTATGACGACAGATTCAACTGCTGTTCTTAGTAGTTTCATTGTTCGATCAATGACACAAAAGAATCCAGTTAATTTGCCTAATAAGGATTTAAAGGTTAAATTCGTTGATTGGTCGATTAAACTTCTACGTAGGTTTATCGACACAATCGGTGAAGTTGAACCCGAAACCGAACACATAGAGTTTTTTAAGAAACACTATGCAGGGAAAAAGCCAAAGTTGTACATTGAACGTATTGTCCGTGAGTATAATGAATTTGTTCTGAGTGGCCGTTGCAAACGCGAATTTTTACAACATGGCTGTTTTGTAAAATTTGAGAATTCCTTGAAACGGTATGGCTCAGAAATACATGTCAAACCTAGGTTAATAATGACAATGTCTGACCTAATGTTGGTCGAGTGTTGTCAAGTGTTGAAGTTGATTCATTCCTGGAATGCCTCAAAATTTTCGCGATTTCAAGTTAAAGATCTTGAACCGGAAGAAATGGTAAAAAGGATAATTGAAGCAACGGAAGGTGGTCATAACGTTACAGACTATTCAGCATTTGAATCTTCAGTAGACTCAATAATTCGCATGATAGAAGGTACGTTATTAAGGGACATGTGTAGAAAGTTCAATTATTCACAAACTTTGATTTCTTTGAACAAACATTACAAACTAAAATGGGAAGACTCGTCACGTATTTTGAGTTATAGGGGTAGCAAGTATAAAATATTTACGCGGTGCAGCGGTGATTTTTGGACATCATTCGGCAATGGTGTGGTTAATTTCGCGCTTATGGCATTTTGTAAGTACGGTCATTTAAATCCTGAGTCAGTCAACATTGACGAATTCAAGATGCTTGCCGAGGGAGACGATGGATTGGTTCCAGTTGGCACCGCCAATAAAGAAACCATATCTAATCTTGGTTTTAGTTTTAGTGTGGAGTTGAACGGGGAGAAACCTGGTGATTGTGACTTTTTAAGTAGTCGTTGGGTGGCAGGCAAGCGTTTTCTGAATGTTGGGAAATGTTTATCTATATTCTGGGTTAAGAAGGCTTCTCACTTAAGTGAAGGTAAACAGAAATACTTACTTAAGTGTGCTGCTAATAGTCTTTATCATCTTAGCCCAGGGCACCCCGTGATCTCGGCAATTGTCAATAGGATATGGAAGGTTTGCTCAGATGTTAGTCCTTTTAAGAACGCTTCTAACTACCTAAAAGGATACAATCTGGATTATTCACATGTTGCGATTAAACGTGTGGAGGTGGACGATTCTATGCGTGCCGTGGTTGCAGAGGGAGCGGAAGGGTTTCCCCCGATATCGATACCAGCGCAGTTAGCACTGGAGAAAATTTTTGAACATGACCAGATAATGTATATTTCGAGTATTCTTAATGATTATACTCAAGTAAATGATTATGTGGATTCATTAAAATATTTAAAGGAACAAAATGGACAGTTTTTGAAGTATGACGGGCTTAAGATCGTATCTGAAGTTCTGAATTTGGTCTCACATTACGAGGTCGTTAAATTTGGTAACGAAGCGAATAATTTGTTAAGCCTTGATAGTCGAGAACACGTAAAACAAGTTGCTAAACTAAGTATGGAAAGGGTGCAGATTGGAGAAATGGAGATCTATTATCCCGATAATTTAGAACATACTTTGGACAAAATAAATAAATATTAAATCAACAAAAGTTTAAAGTATACATGTACATAATGTAAATATTTAATATACACATAAACTAATATCACTTAATTCAAATTTATTAAAACCATAAAAATTTTAAAATTTTTAAAATCATAAATATAATTAAAGGCTCTGCGTAATCAAAATCGTCCATGTGTGATTTTGGCCTTAAGCAGGGGGGTAACATGGGAGTTAAAAACTCAACCTAGTGTTTCTTAACGGTTACGTAATTGTGTGAATCCGTTCTGTTTATGTTGGGGATAAAATTAGTCTCCTCGTTAAGTGTTGATTCGACCTTAACGAGCTTCAGACTCCCCAAAAAAAAAAAAAAAAAAAAA